CATCTATCTCGCGCTTATTCCGGTGTTCGAAGCAGAAGACTGTGACACTCTCGACGAATGCCTTGGCGAGGATTACCCATTTGACTTGGCTTACGCTGCGTCGTATCCTGAACAAGAAGACGATGACGACTGAAATAGTCGCTGTTGGATGCGATTATTCCATCACCTCGCCGGCGCTGTGTGTCTTTAATGGTGATCCAAAGAACTTTGGATTCTCTAACTGCCAGGTGTACTCACTGACGTCGAACAAGAAGGCCGAAGGTGGAGCAAAAAATATTACTGTCACACCATATCCGGTCTACTCCGACAATATAGATAGGTATGACGCCATTAGCGATTGGGCGTTAAAGATCATCGCTCCCCTCAAAACTCCGGTCGTCTACCTCGAAGGCTACGCCTTCGCGGCTAAGGGCCTGGTTTTCAACATTGCCGAAAACACCGGCCTTCTTAAGTACAAATTACGCCTAGCAGACGTTCCAATGGAGGTCTTCCAACCGTCCGCGGTGAAGAAGACCGCAACCGGTAAGGGCAATGCTAACAAAGCTCTCATGGAGGAATCCTTTAAAGAGCGAGAAGGTCGAGACATCAAAGCTGAACTTGGTGTCAAACCAAATCAAGACAATCCATCATCCGACATCATCGATAGCTACTACATTTTGCGACACGGTCTACTGACAAAAGGAGTCATCTAATGGCCAAGGGTAAGAAAAAGCGCGCGAAGTACACCTCGCAGGGTAAGATCAACCGCTCTAGCGGCATCTTTCAGGCGATCGCTGCCGGAAAATCCGAACTCGACAAGCTGAACGACAAGCGCGTGGCTTGGGAAAAGGGCCAAAATCCATGGCTCACCATCGAGAACCCGTCCAAGAACGAGACGAACCGTCCGTTTATTCGCGTTCGCGCTGACAACCTTTGGGGTGATCCCAAGAACTCCAAACCATTCGACATGTTCGCCAAGAAAGCCCAATCTGATGCAACTACTGATCTACTCTAAGCCTGACTGCCGGTACTGCGTGCTGGCTGAAAATCTTCTAGTAGCGAGAAATATCCCGTACCGGAAGATTACCATCGGAATCGACATCACATCTGATGAATTCATGAGTCGATTTCCTGGGGTCCGTTCGGTGCCTTACATCATCGAGCTGAGAGACGCCGATCCTTCGAACACCGAAATCCAAATCGAACGTAGGGTCATCGGTGGTTACACCCAACTCGAGGAGTGGATCAAGAAGTGACTTTGCACTTCTCGCCATGCCACCGCTGATAATTTGCACCATCAAACCATCCTTTACAGTGAATACAGTAATTTGTTTTTGGTTTAGATCGGCCTTTAAGAGCAGCTGATAATTTGGCTGCTCGAATCTCTGGATTTTTTGGAATAGATTTCTTTCCATTTCTCTTTCCAATAGAAATTGCAAGTCGTTCTTCTGGAGATCTAGTTCGTGCAGTTAGAGCGGTCTTAATTTTTTGAACATGTTCGGGTGATAGAGTTCGTCCCCTGAGAGTCATTCCAATTCTTTTCGTGATTTCTGGTGATGAAGACACGTGGTCCCAACCACCATGACCGCCAAGCTTCGCATTATAGGTCGATCGGTTTTTAACAAACGATTCAGTCACGATTTGTCTCTCAAGATCATACGCCGTTGATGATTCGTCGAATCTGGCAATGATCTCTTTCGAGAAGAAGTCACGACCGTATTTAGTGATGGCTCTATTGAGAGCTTTTCCTGATCCTAGATAAGAGTCATACACGTTCGGAGTCGCATGAACGCCGACGTAAATTTTCTCATTGATCAGATTGGTTGTCCGGTAGACGGTATAAGTAATGTTGCTGGACATAATGCACCTCCTCAGTCTAGAGTCGATGGATGTTACCAGCATCGCGATCGACACAATATTTATAAGGATCCAACATTAGATGATACATAGCGCCGGCCTGACTTTAATGCAAAATAAATGTTGGGGACACCAGCTTCTTCTCGATGTCGACGGTTGTCGAAACGACCTGATCACAGATCCAACGTACCTGAATACATGGGTTAAAGACCTTGTTCAGAAGATCGATATGGTCGCATACGGCGAACCACAGGTTGTGCACTTCGGCGAAGGAGAGCCTCACTTGTCTGGTTGGACAGTGATTCAGCTCATCGAGACCTCGAATATCGTAGCTCATTTTTGCGATAATTCGGATCAAGCCTACATCGATGTTTTTTCGTGCAAGCCGTTCGACCTTGATGCCGCGTGCGGTCAGGTGCTTAAGTGGTTTCAACCGACGTCTATGAGGACGCATTTTCTTACGAGAAACGCGTGAGTAGCGACTTCACCTTTACCAGACTCCTAACCGTGATCGCCGTTCTGGCTGTTCTCGGTGTGGTGATTTGGATTACCGGAATAAGGCCATGAAACAGAAGATCATCGAGACAAAGAGAGTCTGGGACAAGGAAGAGCGCTACTATAAGTCGGTAGTCATTTCCTGGGTGCCGGCCTACGGTTCCATGTATGTGCGAGAGGATGACACTCGTATCCTTCGTCACGAGAACGATATCAGAGGAGTCTTCGCGTAATGGAAATCCGTGGTGGTGAAGTCATTCGCAATGACACCAACAAGGACGCCATGGGTGGCACAGAGCTACTCACTCTGCGTCTTAAGGAGATGGTTCCCGAGGAAATGCTGGCCGACTTCCAGATCGTCTCTTCCCGTGTAAGGGAATACGACGAGTCGAAGATTCGGGTCTTTTGGGCACATGATCTACCCGGTGATCCTGAGTCTGAGTTCCTTCGGAACAATGGCTGGAACAAGTTCCACTTCTTCGTGTTCGTAAGCCATTGGCAGCGTCAAGCCTACATCGCGACCTACGGAATTCCGTGGGAGAAGACGTTCGTCATTCAGAATAGCGTCAAACCTATTGACGTCGATCAGCGACGCCCGAAGGAACCGATTCAGCTCATTTACTTCTCGACTCCGCATCGAGGTCTTAACCTTCTTCTGCCGGTGTTTGAGCGCCTTGTCGACGAGGGACTCGATATCTACCTTACCGTGATCAGCTCCTTCAAGCTGTACGGCTGGGAAGAGAGAGACGCTTCGTTCCACGAGCTTTTCGAACGCTGTCGGTCAAACCCACGAATCTCCTACGTCGACACTGTCCCGAACGAATCGATCCGAGCCGCTCTTCGTGAGCACCACATTCTAGCATATCCATGCACATGGCCAGAAACCTCGTGTCTGGTTCTCATGGAGTCCATGACTGCTGGACTTGCGTGTGTCCACAGCGACTTCGCGGCACTGCCTGAGACTGCGGCTAACATGACCGCAATGTACTCATTTGCTCAGGACCCTGCCAACCACGCGCAACGGTTCTATTACGCTCTCAAACACACCATCGAGACGTATTGGGACGAGGATCAGGTTCAAGCTCGAGCGTCAATGAAGGCCTACGCAGACGCGGTCTATTCTACCTCCAAGCGAACTGTCGAATGGCAAGCATTCTTGGAAGGAGCGTTGGCCGAATACCCTTCTGACAAGCGCAAACTTCCTGGTGCTTTGTTCACCTACCGCGTCACGTAAAATTTTCTGTTTACAGTCATCGGCTTTTGGTATACGATGACCGAGAATGGAAATAGGAGAGGCAAATGAAGCTCACCACACGTGAAGAAGTCAAAGCAGCTATCGATGCTGGACAGACGGTCTATCAGGTCCATGGCCTCGGTTCGTCGTCTCACATCAGTCCGATCGATCTGACCGGCGCCTACTTCGTTGTTCACGAAGGCATCGGTGAAGAAGTTCAGACGCCGGCTCAGCCGTATGCGCACTTCTTCATGGGTGACTTCAATATCACTGCCCACCATAACCACCACTTCCTCTTCACTGAAGAGGCGGAGGCGGCCGAATATCTGGCCTGGGCGCAGACGAACACGTCGGAAATGAATACCGACTACTTCTTCGACGATCCCGACTACTACGACGTCCGATTCGACTACGAGGGCGACGACCATGATCGCGCCCGATTCTACGAGGACGGTGATTATGTCTGAGACCGACAGCCGCTTTTTCCACATCGACGGGCCGACTACGATGTATGGCGATTCTGGTAAGTGCGTCGATACCTTCAAGGTCACCTTTACTTCTTGTGACCTTGAAGGTATCGTTACCTCGTTTGGTGATCTGATGTTCACGGATCACCAGGATGCGCTTCAAGCCGGTCGTCGTTGGATCAACACTGGTTCGACGTGTCGTTCGGCATAACTAGACAGAGTACTGTTCATCTAAGAGCGGAAACAAAGGAGCATCATGGCCGGAAAACGAAAGCCAAAGGCTCGGACCAGTAAGAACGTCGACGAAAAGTACTTGGGTTCCGAACCCTCCTTCATAGTCGGCTATCCGCTTACCGATTCAGAGCGCACTCGCGCCTACAATTGGTACAACTACTTCGTCGATCTCGATACGGGTCTCAAGTGGCTTGTCGAATGGGCCAAAAGCGTCAACCATCCAGACTTTGACCGCATCAAGAATCTGAAGAAGACTCGAGTGGTTCCCACTGCGTACTGGATCGCGCGGATGATCTTGCGCGGCTACAACGTCTCGACTCATTCCCAAGAGAGGCTTGAGCAGTGGATCAAAGAGGCGCTTGATCTAGCGCCCGATGAACCAGACGAAGAGGAAGAGAAGAAGCCTCAGAAGCCATCGGTTTCACCCATGGTTCGTATTGAGGCGAAGTCCAATGAACTCATTGCGCATCTGGAAACCGTCCTCGACGAGTTCTACGAGACCAAAGAGCCACTAGACTTCAACACGTACGATTGGCTTCGGTCTGTTGACGCCAACTTCATCCATGGCCGTCGGATCGCTGAACATTACGGTCCTCTGAAAGCGGAACTCGATCAAGCCTTCTTGAAGAAGGATAAAGAGCTCACTGAAGCTTACCACGGCTACACCAAGAAGCAGTTGGGTTCGTATCTCGCTCTGGTTTCTGGCATCATCGATGACGCGACTCGATTCGCTGACAATCAGAATGCCGTGAAGGTCCGGAAGCCGAGAGTCATTCGAGCCAAGCCTCCTGAGAAGATGGTCGAGAAGGTTCGCTACAAGAAAGAGAACACGGCTCTTAAGATCGTTAGCGTTTCGCCGACTCGGATCCTAGGCGCAAAGGTTCTGTGGACCTACAACGACAAGAGCCGAAAGCTCAGCGTCTATCACGCACTCGATGGTCAGACACTGTCGATCGATGGGACTAAGGTGACGAACTATGATCCCGCGGCGTCAGTCGTCAAGGGCGTTCGAAGCCCTGAGAAGACGATCGCCGCGTTCAACGCCACCAACAAGGTCGGGCTACGCAAATTCATGGACACGCTCACGACGAAGGCGGCAGAAGCCAACCCGAGATTGACCGAAGACACTATCCTCCTGAAGGCCGAGTGAGAAATTCAACGCCAGGTGCAGGGAGCCTGGTTGATTGTATGGTTATGCAATTCCCTGCACCAGACCCCAGCTATGAAAGGATCATCATGTCCGCAAAAGTGATCGACAACGAAACTTTCAACGTCATGCGCGAACGCCGCGATCAGAAAGTTGCCGACAGCCGCGAACTCGCGAAACAACGCATGGCAGATCGAACTGGATTCCAAGGTCTAAAGTCCTTGGCTCCGCTTGAGCCTCTACCGCCGCTGGATCCCAATAGCGTAGAGGAAAAGGAGATCGAAGAAATCGCCGTCAAACTGACGGAGAATTACATGATCGGTCTCTTCAGTCTCGGATATGGGATGAACGAGGAAATGCAGCGAGACCTGCACATGGTCAAGGAAGCCACGAAGGCTCTCCTCTATCGTCGCTACGGTCGTCCGCACTTCCTTCAACGGATCACCGATCAGTTCCATGAACCGGACCCGATCATCGCATGATCGTTTACACCGCTGACGGTCGTGATAGAATAGATAAGACACATAAGGAAATTTGTTTTGATACTTGCCGACCTTAGCCAGCTCATGTTCGCATCGCTCTTCGTTCAGAAGATCGATCTCGAAAAAGACACTGTCGACGTAAAGATTTTGCGTCACATCATCCTCAACAGCCTGCGTTCGAACATGAAGAAGTTCCGCGGCGAGTTTGGCGAGCTGGTCATCGCATGCGACGGTCGCACCAACTGGCGTCGAGAGCTTTTCCGTTACTACAAGGCGAGTCGCAAGAAGGATCGCGACGAGGGCAAGATCGACTGGGGTCCGATCTTCGAGGCGCTCGACACGATTAAGCAGGAACTGAAGGACTACTTCCCGTACAGGATCATCCAGGTCGACGGCGCAGAGGCTGATGACATCATTGGCGTCTTGGTTCACGAACACGGGCGATTGCTTGGAGGTGACCCGATCCTTATCCTGTCAGGCGACAAGGATTACAAGCAACTTCACATCTACGCCAACGTAAAGCAGTTCAGTCCTGTTCTCAAAAAGTACGTCAAGTCGACTCGTCCTCCTGAGGAAGAGCTCGTCGAGCTCATCATCCGTGGCGATGACGGCGACGGTGTCCCGTCATTCTATGAAGCCGATGATTTCCTCGTAACTCGCGACGAAATCAACGCACAACGCAAAGAGGCTGGCCTAAAGCCGGTCCGCGCTCGTCCTATCTACGAGAAGAAACTCGACGAGTGGGTCAAGCTGCCTCCTGAGAAGTTCTGCGAGAACGAGGAGCAATTGGCTCGGTATCGTCGCAATGAGACTCTCATCGATCTTCGAAAGACGCCCCAGTCGATCAAGGATGTAATCCTTGCTGAATACGCTGCCCAAGAGGGCAAGGGTCGTTCAAAACTTTTCAACTATTTCGCATCGAGGGGTCTGAAGAACCTCCTCGAGTCGCTCAACGAATTTTAGGAGTCGCTATGAAGCCCGGCATTTTCGAGATTCTGCAAGAAGCAGAAAAGCAGCCGAACCGCATCCTGAAGGCTGAAGTCCTTCAAAAGAACAGTGGACAACTGTTGCATATGGTTCTGCACACGGCCTTTCATCCTGATATGAAGTGGGAGCTACCTGAAGGTTCGCCACCGTATCAACCGACTATCTTGCAAGGTCAAGAGGAATCACTATACGTCCACGCACGAATGTTCAAGTACTTCATTCCCGACCTAAGCCCGAATCTGTCGCCGAAGAAGCGCGATCTGATGTTCTGCCAAATGCTCGAATGCGTACACCCGAAGGATGCTGAGCTCTTGATCGCGATTAAGGACAAGAAGATGCCGGTGTGGGCCAAGAGCATCACGCCTGATGTCGTCAAGTTCGCCTTTCCTGGTTTGCTAGACTGATGATAAACCACTCGATTGTCGTACATAGAGACGGCGAAGAAATCCAGACTATTGTCTCCTCGCAAAATTTTGAGCGCATCAAATTGAAGCTTGTCGAGGCATCGTGTGACGGCGGCATTTGGATTTCATCGACTAACTGGTTGGTTCTCGGTAAGGGCGACCAGCTGGAGATTCGGATCGAGTCATAAATAAAGCATGGGTTAATCCATGTGAGTAGCGACATCATGTCGAAGACAAGACGAAAAATTAAAAGAGACTTCTCGTTCTACGAGGATTATATTGTCGATTATCGCAAAGAGAATCGGCAGGAGAGTCACAGGCATTCGAAGCGTCTGACTCACGCACTTCACACCAAAAATGTCGATGAGCTCCTCGAACTCGAGGGCGATGAGGAACTTGATGGCTAAGTACGTCTGGAATGACCTGATCGAGAAGTCGACTGGTAATAAGATTCGAAAGCTTTTGTCGGAAGATGAACTTGTCGAGCTGTTAGAAGCTGGTGTATATCAACTGCCGGAATCTAAAGTGTTCGGATCAGCGCCTGGTCTGATTTCTGGCTACAACATGAAACCACCTGAGGCCTTCAGAGGCATGCTTCGCCAGATGAAGAAGGGCAATCCAGGTTCTAACGTTAACACATGGTAGACATATTTTCATACGATTGGAACACTATTGATCAGCGGCATCGCAATTCCACGCGGAAAGATCTTCCGCCAACTGCCCATCAAATTCCAGGACCTACCTTGCGACACTACGGATAATGGTCGGTTCTACGAGACACCAGATGGTCACAAGTACCCATCTGTCACGACCGTTCTAGGTCGCTACTATGGCGAAGATAGTCTCGACGAGTGGCGTGCTCGAGTTGGGCGAGAAGAGGCCGATAGAATCGGTCGGGTGGCTGCGCAACGTGGCACCGCGGTTCACACTCTTGCCGAAAACTACCTTCTGAACTTCGAGAACTTCGCGCAGGGCCATGTCCCCTTCAATGTGATGTGCTTTCAATCGATCCAAAAAGAGATCGATAAGAACGTCACCGCTGTCTATGCGACAGAAGCACCCCTTTACTCCCACGTTCTGAAAGCCGCTGGTCGGACAGACGCTTTCATTGGATGGAGGAATGAACCGACAGTCTTGGACTTCAAGACCTCCACACGTCTCAAGAAGCGCGAATGGATTGACAACTATTTCGTTCAAGGTGGCGCTTACGGTATCATGATCGAAGAGAGGCTCAATAAGCCGGGCGCGATCAAGAACATCGTGGTCGCTATCGGTTCGGTAGCCGAAGAAGGTCGAGTCTTCGAAGAGAAATTCACTGACGAGATGCGTCAGGATGTTGTGGACATTTTTGCAAAACATGGTGGTTAATGAGACTCTTGCTGGTAGCCGTCGCTCTGACACTAGTCGCGTGCGGTCCAACTCCCACAAAACAACCAACTAAGCAAGATCCCAAACCGGTTTGCGTGCCATTAGAGGAACCACCTGCCGGCTCGTCAGCTAATAGTTCCTATGCCAATGGGGATGGACGACCACCGGCGCGCTTTCAGCGATACGAGGACGCAACTGTAGCATTTAGGTCTGTTAAAAGAATTCAAGAAATCTGTGGGCCGCCTGTGTGCGGATATGTGATCCAGGGATGCGTTGCCGACGGAATCATTTATGTCCCTCATCCATGTCTAGACGCGGATCTTACTGACACCAATTTCACTGGCGTCCTGTGTCACGAACTTGGTCATGTCAGCGGATGGCCTAGAACGCACGGAGACTGAAATTATTTCTCTTGCTGTCATAAAGCGTGATAAGATTCACCCAACGCAATAGGAGAATCAAATGCCGAATGATGAGCTTATCAATGCAAACGTGGAATTTTGGCGTTGGGTGATCGACGATCTCGTTGAGAATTACGCAGGAGAAATTCTTCTGTTTGTTTTCGCAATGATTTTCCTCTTCACTCTCGGAAATCTCGTTTGGAACAACGTTCAATGGATCCTCTAGAGAACACCGACTATCCGCAGATCATCACCAATCAGGTCCGATGTCATCTTTGTGATGATACGCCCTTTTCGGCGCATCGTCATGACTTCAAGTACTGCAAGTGCGGTAATGTCGCAGTAGATGGTGGCACCGACTATCTGAGACGCCTTGGCAAGGACCTCACTCAATACACCGATCTGTCGTTCAGTCTTCCGATTTCTGTCGTCGAAGCGGCGATCAAGGCGGTCGAATGGGGACAAGAGACTGGGCGAAATCCACGAGGAATCGCCTACGCGGTCTTCCGTGCTCTTTACGACAACGGACGTCTTAAGACGCTGGAGCAAGAATGAGATATTTCATTGACGTAGAATTTAATGGCCTCTTTGGCCAATTGATCTCATTGGCGCTTGTTCGTGAGGATGGCGTTTCACTCTCTATGTTCTGCGATTGCCCTAGACCGAATGAGTGGGTCGCAGAGGAAGTGATGCCGTTTGTCGGCAAAGATCCGTTCGCGAAGAAGGTCGCCAGAGAGTCTTTTGGTTGGGAAATTGCGGAATTCCTTTCGTTCGATCAGATGCCGCATATTATCGCCGATTGGCCTGACGACATTCGTCATCTGATGGAATGTCTTATCACTGGTCCGGGCACGATGGTAAACATTCGACACCTGTCGACTGAGATCGTTCGTGTTGATTCTTGGCCAAATGATATCGAGGGTGCCATTCAACATAACTGCTGGTGGGACGCGATGGCGCTCCGCTACCGCATCATCGGCAAGAAGGACCTTCCGAAGAATGTCACCACTCGACTTCAATAGAGCCATTGAACTCTGCGATTCTGCTACCAAGGGTGAGTGGATCGTAAGGACCGCGAACACGCCTTGGGGAACGGATCTCAGTTTCGTTCAGGCACCCGAGGACATCATCCACAACCCGCGTGGTTTCGATTATGCCAAGGAAATCTTGGCTGACGACGACTATGACACTAAGGCGGCCGATCAGGCTTTCATCGCGTATTTCAATCCCCAAAGAGTTCGAGACATGGTGTTGGAAATCGCGAATTACAGGGCGCAGAAGCCATGAAGATTCACGTCCAAGGATTCGTTCTAGAACAGGCGCTCTTCAAGAGGATCAGTTGGCTGACTGACAAAAAGGAAGAAGCCGTTAAGGCTGCATCCTCTCGTCTTCAACGAAAGTTGAATATGCTTCTAAAGCCGAAGTACACGCCTGAAGAAGCCGACGATTTGGCTTCTCGCGGTTTCGACTACATCCTTCCGAAGGAAGCGAGAGATATTCGAAACGACGTTCCGCACTTCAATTTCATCCTCAATCGTCTCCAACGAATACACGATACCGCGAAGTCCTTACCGCCGTCGGCAACCGTAACGCTCGAACAATGGGAATGGGAACTACTCAATGACTGATGAATTTACGAACCATCGTTGGAGCGGGTGGCCGGGTGCTTGGTGTCTCGATTGCGGTCTTGAGGACCCTATCGAGCAGGCCCTGGCCGACGGCCTCTACGAATTCGATGAGGATGGCGAGACCATTCTGAATCCTGATGCCGTCGTGGTTCCTCCATGTCCGTGTCCGGACTCTGGTAATCACGATCCCTATCGTGCACATAACAAAGAAATGTGTTTACAATACGACCGAGTGTGATAGGATGTTCTTCTGATAGAGGAGAACATATCATGGTCAAACGTCTTACCATCGGCGCTCGTTACGGTCGCGACTACAAGAACGGCGCCGAAGCGAAAGAAGCCTTTTTGTCCGGTACGGTCGACTTCACCGCGCTGGCGATGAACACCTATGGCGCCGCTGTCTCGCTGGCTGATTGCCAGGCTGAAGGCATCGAAGAGGTCGACATTCGCTACAAGAAGGAGACCCAGATCGTGAACGTCAAGATTCCGGCAAAATGAACTACGAATTCCCCGTCATCAACCACATCGCCGAGGTCCTCGAGGCCATCGCCGGTCGTGATGAGTTCGTTGTCGCTTATCGTGATGGCTATACCATCATCGACTACGCGGTAAACTTCGAGGACACCTTCCCACCCGTCAAGGTGGCCGGTGGTTCTGCCAAGATGCGCGCTCAGCGCACTCGTAACTACGCTCTGCGTCGTGAGTGTCGCGGCATCATCTTCGACTCCGAGACCGGCAAAGTCATCCGTCGTCCCTACCACAAGTTCTTCAACATGGACGAACGGCAGGAGACGCAGCACCACCTGCTGCCGATGAATCTGGACCACATCATCCTGGAGAAGCTTGACGGCTCGATGATCTCACCCTTCGCAGTCCGCGATCAACTGATCTGGGGAACCAAGATGGGCGACACCGATGTCGCCAAACTGGCGCAGGCCCATATTGCCGATAGGCCGGAATATGAAGAATTTGCCCGACGAATGATCAAGATTGGGATCACCCCAATCTTCGAATTCTGCTCGCGTGATCAACGCATCGTCATCGACTATCCGGAGACTCAGCTCGTTCTTACGGCTCTTCGCGACATGAAGACCGGCGAATACTACAAGATCGAAGATGTGGTTCTCGACGACGGCGTCATCCCGTTCGTCAAGACATTCGATGGTCCGAAGCACGCTCGCGAGATCGCCGAGTGGGTTGCACCGTGGTCGGGTGATAGTGAAGGCATCGTGATCCGGTTTGCAGATGGTCACATGGTCAAGGTCAAATGCGACTGGTACTGCCGACTGCACAAGACCAAGGACAATATGCGGTTCGAGCGACACATTGTGGAGATGATCCTCGATAAGAGCATCGACGACCTGAAGCCGCACTTGTCGGACGAGGACAAGACGCGGCTCTCGCAGTTCGAGATGCGTCTCCATCAGAAGATCTATGACACCTGCTTGTTCCTCAATGGTCTCACTGACTCGATCCGCTTCAAAGGCTATGACAAGAAGCACGTCGCCATGGAGATCGCACCGTCGATCAAGGCTCCGCTGCGATCGATTGTCTTCAAGATGATGGACCATCATTCGGATGACGGTGGTCCGGTCAGCAGCGCCAGGGACGAGTTCATGAAGGTGCTCGTAAGCCACCTCTCGTCGAACGTCAAATACGAAGAGTTCAAAGAAACTCTCAACTGGACGGTGAAATTCTGATGACCGCAACCCAATTCGAGAACAACCCCTACGTCCAAGCCGAGTTCGACGAGTACAAGCGGGAACATCCTGATCTCGTTCAAATCGGTCCATGCGAGTGGGAAAGCGAAGCAGCCGGTCTCGGCTGGGACATGCTGCTCGATCCACACGAACTTGAACCCGGTTACACCGGTAAATGAAAGCAACAGGAGACTACATCATGAACACCATTACCTTCTTCACCGCCTCATCTCCGGAACTCGAAGCCCGTTTCCCGAAGACGTCGATCGACACCAACATCGCCGTCTTCGATGAAATCGGGAAGCCGAGCCCTGAAATCGTGGCGGCAAACGCCCTGAACCTCGAAAGCATCGCTCTCGTCACGCCTGAAATCGCCAAAAAATATGACTGGCCGTTCGATGTCATCGACTTCACTATCGCCGACTTTACGAGACCGGAAACAAAAATTCCATATTTCTCGAACGCCGTCAGCAACATGGGCATTCTCAATCTCGAGCGGCTGGACGGCATCAGCCCCGAAGTCGACGCGAAATATCCAGCAAAATAGTGGTTTACAACGGCGACCGACGTGATAGAATCTCTTCAAGATACTGATGAAGGAGAGATCATCATGGACCGTTACGCCCTCAAGAACCGCAAGACCGGTGAATACGTCAAGAGCGTCTTCCGTCGTACGAAGGACATCGGTTCGGCCCGAGTCTATTCGCTGAGGACCCAAAAGGCGATCAACGCCGCCAGCTGGTGGGACTCGACCCAGGAAGACTGGATGTGGGTCAAGGTTCGCGTGGTGGAGGCCTAAAACGATGACTTCGACTTTCGGAAAGCCGCTGTCCTGTCAAGAGGCCGGTGATCTCTATCACGCTCTCCACATGGAGACCAAGAACTGCCCTGCCTGCAAGGGCACTCGTCGAGCCTTCTCTCTGCAGAAGCTTCTGGCCGTTCGGCCGAAGATCGTCGACACGACTGACGCCGAAGAGGCCTTGGAGAGCGATGACGGTCTCGATGAATGCGGCCGTTGCGCTCGATCTCTGGATGTCCTGTCCTCGATTGACGGGATGACAGCGGAGGAACGTACCGGTCAGCGCGCCCTGGACTTCATGGTCGAGGATCTCGGTTGGGTCCACAATGTCTGACCAGATCGAGACCTCGCTCTGGGAGATCATGGTCCCTACGGTCCGGAACGACGGCAAACCGTTCCGGACCCGTTACCATCGCGTCTGGGACGAGAAGGTCCGAGCCATCAGTGGCGGTCTCACGATCATGCCAGTGGCCAAGGGTCAATGGATCGACCAGACCAACAAGAAACTTTATCGTGAGCGGATGATCCCCGTTCGGATTGCTTGCTCAAAGGAGGAAATTGTCCAGATTATGGACATGACCGCCATTTATTACGATCAGTATGCAGTCATGGCCTATCGGGTCTCCGATCTCTGCCTGATCCGAGATCGACAGGACTAAGGAGACACTATGAAGGTTTACGCGGCCACCGACTTGGTTGAGCTTATTCAACGACAGGAAAAGCCCAGCCGTGCGGTCGATAGAGTCATTGAGAAGTTTCTCTGGCCTACCGTTGATCTTGTCCCGAACGGTCCGCGCTTCACCGACGACCTCACTCATGTCCTGCGTCTCTTCGAAATTTTGTGTCCGAAGTGGGTTATCGCTCATATGAGCATGGATGACGGTCGTCGTTGGTGGGTCGAGCTTCGCCATAGCTTCGTGACCTCGTACGACAAGGTCATCGTCGTTCCAACCGCCTTTCCCGGAACTACGTCATACCCGATCAAGGGATTGGTCAATCCGTCAATGGCTCTTTCAGCAGCCATCGTTCTTGCCAAGGAATACGACAAGCAAAATGCCTAAAGCCACCGTCCTCGTCGGCATCCCGTGCGCCGGTAAAAGCACCTGGGTCCAGAACTACCTCAATTGGAATCCAGACACCGTCGTCCTTTCGATTGACAAGTGCGTTCACTTCTTGGCCAAAGAGATCGGCAAGACGTATGATGAGGCCTTTGGCCAAGTCATCGAACCGGCTGAGCGGCTGATGTTCAACATCATGGACATCGCGGCCGAACGTGGTCTCGATGTCATCTTCGATCAGACGAATCTGACGAGGAAGAGCCGGCAAAAGAAGATCCGTCGCCTTCCGAAGACCTACGAACATGAGTGTGTCTTCTTCGATGTCCCTCTGGAGACCGCTCTTGCGCGTCGACTGAACAGCGACCGCGACAAGATCATTCCTGAAGACGTGATTCGTCGGATGCACGCAACTCTGCAAGTTCCGACGGTGGAAGAAGGCTTCACGCAAATTATCGCCGCGTAAACTTCGCGTCGTTCTCCGAGATCTGAACCACGAGAGCTGAGTTCAGTCGGTGTTGCGCCTCTGGATTTACCGGTTTGCGCCAGAAGAGCTCTCAATCAGCAATGCAATAGTACATCAACCACCACCGTAAATTAAATCGGTGAACTCCGACCGGTGTGCTATAATGACTCATCATCGAAAATCGAGGATTCTTTATGGACTTTACGAAGCCGTTCGGCTATTTCGCTACCGCAGCGGTCGCTATGATGAAGCCGTATCGGACTACGACTGAGGCGATTCCGAATCTGTCGGTCCTTTATGGTCTGGTGACCTCGCTGTCGAAGATCTTTATCGACGACGGCAGCGCCATTAAGTTCGTTATCGCCGGAGGCGCCATCGAAAGTGCCCTTGTCGGTCGTCGCATCAAGGACGTTGACGTCTTCGTAGAGAACTACGCTTTCGCCGTTAAGGCGATGAAGGGCGCCGGTTATGAGAGCACCTTCACCAACGAAAAGGTCACCAACTTCAGAGTCGGCCGTTTGACGGTTCAGATCATCGATCATCCGTACCGCGATGCTGGAAGTTTGATCGATGACTTCGACTACACGGTTGCATGCGCGGCCATTCCAGGTTACAGCGGCGCTTCTACTACTCCGCACTACGATCTCATCCACCACCCACGGTTCTTCCAGGACGTCGCTGCGCAGAGATTGGTGGTCCATAAGATCACCTTCCCGCTTTCCACGCTGGAGAGGATGGGTCGCTATTCGAGGAAGGGCTATCGAGCCTGTCCGATCGGACTTCTCGAACTGGCAAAAGCCATCAACGCCCTTCAGGTCGATTGGAACAATCCAGACGAGAATTCGCTGTCGTTCTATCCAGACGGCACACCGCGATTTAATGGAGTCGACTGATGAATCTCGAATACATCTTCAATGGTTTGTTCGATGACTCTGACATCGGATTCGGTCGATTAAATCATCATATCAATCAACTTGCTAATGTCGAGCTGATATCGCATCTTCCTACGGCTCTTGAGTTGCGGCTTAAGGAGTTCTGTCAAGAGACTGCTCTCGGTTCTATGTTTGCAGTTGGCTTCAGATAGGAGATACGCATGGGCGTTCCGACAAACTCACCGAAATTCTATATCATCGTCCGCGAAGGCGATCACAGCAAAGCGCATGCCGGCTACTACGGCTATTCTGCTCCGAAGATCTATGTGAAACCAGGAGCGGTCGTAAAGGCCCTTAATTCAGGCTCCAGTATCAAGAGCCTGGAAAACTATGACTTCGACAAGTACGAAGAGGGTCAGCGCTGGTTCACCAAAGAATATCCTAACTATCTCAACGGGAAAACGGTTGACGAGTATGTCGCTGAAAACCTTGCCAGCATGCGTCAGTATGTCGAAGACGAGATTAAGGCCGGCAAGTGGATCGCCAAACCGGTTACGCTTGTCGTCGAAACTGACAAGTCGATTGGCTAGAAGTCGCATGGTGGAACTAGAACTCGGTGATCCTGAAGAAATCTTCGAACGTGTTATTCGTCTCGACCGCTACCGTTTCGCAAATGGAATCCATTCCAATGAGATGGAACAAGCGGAAGAAGCCCTAAAGGATTACCAGGCCGTCTATGACGCAGTAGTGTATGGAACGGCTTTCGTACGGTATATAGACGGAGACCGTAAGGGTTCAATTGCTCGAATGATCTTCGATCCGGCTTACAAGCGGTTCGACAGACCAGAAATTAAGCAGCATTGGTCCAACTGGGATCGGTTCAGCCCCAATAAAATCACACACAAAATCGAGAACTCATTTTTTGCCTATCTCGCGATATGGGACGGACGCCGAAACAAAGTCAAAATGTCCAATAGCGACGGCGAAACTGAGTTCCTTATTGACTATGGCGGTCCGACTGTCTGGAAAAAATTCGACGCCAAGGCGGCCAAGAATGAAATCCTCAAGAACCCAGACCAGAGAGACATCAATGACAATGTTTTGAGTGTCGGAGATCGTGTTCTTTATATCAACGCGCGCTATGGTTCTAGGATGACTCTCGATGAAGGAACGGTGTTAGAGTTTCTGGCTTCAGTGGATTCGAAGGGTCATTCAATCACAACTGTCATCGAGAGCAAAACTGGTGAACAGAGTTCGCTTTCATATCCAGAGAGCATGGTCTATCGACTCAATTAGGTGTTTACAATCCTAACCGGCGTGTTAGGATAAATAGTCGTTGATCGAAAGGTCAATGGTATCCATCCGTTGAAGCGGAGCGGAAAGCGTGAAGACGGCGGGGCAGTGCCGCCCGCCTCCACCACAAACCCATGGACGAGCGGATAATGCCGCAGAGTCCGAATACAGCGGTCGGCCTTGTGCTAATCGTTCCATGGGCTTCTGATGGGGGCGAAACAGAATCGATTCACGTCGTGAAGTAAAGTAGAGGATGGCGTGAGCTCCGACGTACCGGGCAAAACTGTAGATGTCAACAACATCGCGAACGATAACCAAGTCGAACCGGCTTTCGCTATGGCGAAGGCTGCCTAAGATTTAGGTGTCTGGGGAACTGGAGGACCGCCCTATAAAGCAAAGGGTCCTCCGTTTTTTCGTCTCTAGGAACAGGAGATATACCGAGCAAGAGGCACCTTGGGCCTCGAGGAAAATCAAGGACGTCTTCAACTGAAGCATTACGCTCTACCGAAGATCGGCGGCATTCCGCCGCCTCAGAGGAGAAAGCGCCTTGCGCAATAAATTCTTCACTACCGCCGCCCTAGCTGTGATACTATACCTTCTAGGATCGGTAACGGATATTTCTTCCGTGGCTCAAGAGCCGAATAGAGAGCTGGTTGAGCAATTCACCAGCCAAAGTGTAAAACCCGCGATCGTCGTCTCGCAGAGAGATAGAACTGAGATCGAATGTCTGGCCAGAAACGTCTATCATGAGGCGCGAGGCGAAGGACACCGTGGCATGGAGGCCGTAGCCTACGTCACGATAAATCGGGTAAAGAGTGGCCGATTCCAAAATACAGTCTGCTCCGTTATTTCCGCGCCTGGGCAGTTCGTCTGGTACGGTAAGGGGTACGGGATCAACGAGAGTGGTCCCTGGGCACAGGCAAAACGCGTCGCCAATAATGTCTATTGGACGCATGATAAGTCCTCAGACCCAACGGCTGGATCGCTCTATTTTCACGCCGACTCGGGTTACCGGTCACCCCGGAAGATCAAGATCGGAAATCATCTTTTCTACCGTTAGAGTGAGAGTCTATGACTGAACAAGTCCCCGTCGTCCCGGCAACCGTGCTTGATTCTAAGGCGGTCATCGTTGAGTTGCATCGAATCGCGCAAACCAACGGTGGCGACTACATCGACGCCGCCATTCACTATTCTGAAATGTCTGGTGCGGATATCGAGACCGTCGCTTCGATCGTAAGGTCGAATCCGAAGATCAAGTTCAACATGCAGGAATCTGCTGAGAAGCTCAATTTCCTGCCGAAGACTACCAAGCTGCCGGTCTAATGGCCCAAACGCCGTTTGAGTGTTACAAGCTCTATATCGCGGTGAAGCGTCACTTCACCGATGAGGGGTTTGACGGCGCGAAATACGGGTGGAAGACGAGGGCATCTTTGGATGCCTTCGATCGCCGTAAAGACAAATACTACTTCCACACGCTCTCCAAAAAGGAGAGTCCGATCCATTTTCTTGTCGCGAATCTTATCGAGACACCAGATGCTTGGATCGGTGACTTCATCAAAACTTCAGAAGGCGCCCAGCGGTATACCGATTGGGTGCGTCGTCGTGACTCGCTAACGCGCATCTTCAAAGAAGACCTCGACAAGCTCGACGACGACATGAAGTCTAACTTTACAGTGGTCGATCAGCATCCACCGATCCTGAAGCTGTACCGTCAGAAGCAGATCAGTCATGAGACGATGGTGGTTCTATGCGATCTTCTTGGTCTGGTGCCCTATTGGAACAAGACCATCGACGAATCGGTGGTGTGGCCGGTGATCCGGAAACGTATTGTCAAGTACGCTCCGTTTGTTGCCTACGACAGACAAAAATTAAAAAAGGTCTTCAAAGAAAGGTTCTCCCAGACTGATATATAGATCGTCAAGCACACTTTGACGATCCTTTGTCATACGAATACATGGAGAACACAATGACTAATAGTTCTTTCGCTTCCCTGAAGCGCGATCGCGATTCTAACCTCGCCAAACTGACCGAACAACTTACTAAGGTCTCAGGCGGTGGAGAACGTTCAAGCGATGACACCTACTGGAGCCCTACGGTCGACAAGAACGGCAACGGCTCAGCGGTCATCCGATTCCTCCCAGCACCTCCGAACGAAGACGTCCCATTCATCCGATTCTGGGACCACGGTTTCCAAGGGCCTACTGGCCAGTGGTACATCGAGAAGTCTCTGACCTCCATTGGTCAGGACGACCCTGTCGGTGAGTACAACGGCAAGCTGTGGAACTCCGGTCGTGAAGAGGACAAGGAAACTGCCCGCAAGCAGAAGCGTCGTCTTCACTTCGTCTCGAACATCTATGTCGTGAAGGATCCGGGAAATCCGGATAACGAAGGCAAGGTCTTCCGCTACAAGTACGGCAAGAAGATCTTCGACAAGATCAACGACGCGATGAACCCTGATCCGACCTTCGAAGAGAAGCCGATGGTCGCGTTCGATCTGTGGGAAGGAGCGAACTTCCGTCTCCGTATCCGCAAGTTCGAAGGCTACCGCAACTACGACAAGTCGGACTTCGACACTGCTGGTCCTCTGCTCGATGACGACGCTCGTCTCGAGGAGATCTGGAAGAGCGAGTACTCGCTCCAAGAGATCTTGGATCCGTCTACCTTCAAGAGCTACGACGAGCTGAAGCGTCGTCTGTCCAAGGTCCTTCCGGACATGGATACAGACGTCACTGCAGAGCGTCCGAAGGAATCGGCACCGCGCCAAGAACGCGAACGTCCGTCACGTCAAGCGCCTGCAAAGGAAGAAGCTGAACTGACTGACACCGCCGATGACGCTGACATGGACTTCTTCCGTCGTATTGCCGAAGACGACGAATAAGCCCTACAACGACTGACCAAGGGACGAGGGAGGATCGTGAGGTCCTCCCTTTTTCTTGTTTACATTCCGACCGGATGTGATAGGATGTTTCTTGAATAGAGGAGACACATCATGGCTATCGAAGGCACCCTCATAAATGTCTATGGTGAAGTCAACAACGAAGCCATGAAAATCGTGTTCGACGGCATCAAGGCTGGAACCGTAGAGTTTGTCGATCTGGTGATTGCGCTGGATCGAGACGGTGAGGCGGCGTACGAATACGGCGTTTCCGTCGGTGAACAAAACGGTGAATGGCGCGCAGAGTGGTAGGAGATCATGATGTTTGAGAAGCCAATCGACAGTTTTACCGGAGAGTTCGACTTTCTGTCGAACTTCTTTGACTCACCCTACATCCTGGACGGCGTCTGGTTTCAGACTGTCGAACACGGCTACCAGTCCGAGAAGGCGCTGACCGAGGCCGAGAAGGATTTCATACGATCTGCTGGTACGCCTGGGCAGGCCAAGCGTCAAACTATTCGAGGACCAAGGATTTGACAACGACTGAAGAAGAACTAGACCGTAAAGCAACGGTCATTCTCGACCGACAGATCGACACCGTCTTTTACGGTCTTGATCGGTTCGCTGTCGCGATCGAAAAAGATCCAACAACAGAATATCTGGTCCTGAAGGGTCTCATTGCCATCATGATCCACCGCGTCCGACAGCGCTTCGGCCTTCTCAAGATGCTGGACCTCTTTCCGGGAGCGTTGTACTTCGCCGTTTTCCGCCACAAGCTTCTAGATTGGAATGCCTATGAGCCGCAGTGATCCATCCCCGATCGACACCGATCACGTCAAATGGGTTCTCGAAGGACTCATTGAGGAATACGGTGACCTCAATGCCGACGCAATTACGAGGGACAAGGCGCTTACCCTGAGTCGCGTGCTCGGTTTGATCAAGCATGTTCCGGCTCAGTTCTTCGGACACACGCTTTCTGGACTAAGTTGGAGCGGGAACAACATCTATGGTGATCCCGACTCCATCACTGTCGTTCAGACCGCGCTCAATCTCGTTCAGCGTTACGAAGCTGGATATCCGCTGCTCGTTGAAGAGGTCAAGGTGCTTCGTGAGCGAGTCGCGAAACAGCCATTCCAGCTAGGCTCCGAGGTCGTGCCTGGCCTTGGGAAAACCGTCGAGGAGTACGGTGAGGTTCTCCAAATCCTTGGAAAGCTCATTGCCAGTGGTGGCAAAGGCAAACACTGGGATGGTCAAGGAGATCTGTTCGATCGACTTTCGGACGAATTCGCTGACGCGCAGGCGGCCACCGACTTCATGATCATGCACAATCGTCTCGACAACGATAAGATAAATGCTCAAACGATCGCAAAACTCGATCAATACGAGAAATGGAGAGAGGGAGGTACCTAATGCCAGTTCATTACACAGTCACAGTAGACATTGGAACAGAGGTACGTCGTCACGACGAATATGATTGGAAAGAGGGTGAGGTCACCGCATTTGATGCAGACACCATCACTGTGACCTTCGATGATGACACCGATGACATCGTCAGCCACGCGAATTTCCTGAACATGTACGCGATTCTTCTGAATGCGCCTGACGTGACGGTGGATCCGTAACGCCGTCAAAAATAGTCGTTTACAATCGCGACCCGTGTGATAGGATCTTCATATTGGAGATGGAGAACTATCATGGCCCAGCTGCTGTTCGAAATGGATGACGATGAACTCGAAAACCTGCGGGATACGTACGACTACGATCTCGAAGCTTGGGCTCATGACCGTCTGAAGCCCTGCGAAATGACGGGAAAGATGGGTCGTGTCGAGCTCAGCGGCGAACCCGATGTTCGGGACTTCTCGATCTCCTGCTTCACCGAATGGGGCGCCTACGTTGCCAAAGAAGCGGAAATCCAGTACGCGGTGAGCCGCGGCGGTTTCGCGTAGAGGAGATTGGTCATGGACGAGCGTCGAGCAAAAGAGGTCTTTGATACGATTCTTGCGGTGGGTGTGGCCTGCATTCTTCTTGGCACTGTTCTGTGCGGAGCATGGGTAGCCATATCGGATGCCGATGCCGAGCGAGCCAAGAAGTGGGATCTTACTCTCAATCTCAGCACCTACGACATTCAGTGTCGTGATCGCGGTAACGCATACGACGTCGAGCGTCTTCAAGACCCAGCTTGGATAGTCCATTGCGCCGACGTCCGTGAAGAGATCATGGAAAACCAAAAAGCGCTTGGCTTTATCGTCATCTACGATCCTGCCGAATATCAAAAAGGACACTGAACGATGATTGACAAACCGCTGCTCACGATGAAAACAGGCACTAGCCTGTTCCTCGCCAAGACGAATGAAGAGGCCACCAAGTTCACGGAGACACGATCACGTCAGATCGATCTGGTGCTTCGGACTCGATTCCCGAGTTTCTTTGTCTCGCGTCTCCACTGCACTGGTCCTGACACTGACTTCTGGCATGTGTGGATCGGTCCTGCCAACGAGAGCGGTTTCCTCTCCGGAAAGACAACGTTCATCGTCGAAAAATAGTCGTTTACAATCGCGACCCGCGTGATAGGATCTCCTCAAGATGCAGAGAGGAGAGACTTCTATGGAAATGGTTTGGAACGAAGGCCCCGCTTCTGATAAACACGCCGAGCTAGTCGTGAAGTTTGTCGATCGGGTTTTCGAACGGAATCGCCGGTGCTCTCCTCGCGACATCGAATCGAAGAAATTCGAGGTCAAGAACGCTGACGGTCGGACCTTCGTGGTTCTCGAGGTCGGCATGGTCGGAGATGAAGGTTCGGCGGCCAGCATCTATTGCCGAGACTACCGGCACGTCGTCATCGGCAAGCGAGGCGGCATCGAACTGCTGAACCCCAAGCCCACCAAGCGGACCAAGAAAGTCTTCAAGACGGCCGGCGGTTGGTTCAACGCCGTGCACGCTCTGACGTAGAGGAGAGAGAAATGAACATCGACACCATCAAGCAGACCTTGGCTGACTATGCGGTCATCGAGAACGAACTGATCGCTCTTTACGAGGGCATGATCAAGTGCGAAACCGATTACTGTACCGCCCAAGGCTTCCAGCTGAAGCATGGATATCTGCCCATCGGTGAGTTCGAGAAGTTCGAAGAAGCGCGTAGAGCAGTCTTCTACACTGATCGACGCTACGGAAAGCCGGAACACTTCTATCTTCAGGAATTCGAGATTTCCGCGACCGGAGACGGCGTCAAGGCGACGTTTAGCTACAGCGACCAATCGGACGTCTACTACGATTCGGTCACCTTCTCTGCCTTCGCGCTCGACAGCGACATCACTCTTCCGAATAGGTGCCGTCTTCTTTTCGAAGAGCAGCTGGTGGCCATCACCAAAAAGATGAAGGACACTGAAGCCTCTCAAAAACGGTTGGCCAGCGTCCAACAGGCTGCCGCTGAAGCCAAAGAGCGGGAGACCTACGAGCGTCTCAAGGAGAAGTTCGAAAAATAGTTGTTTACAACAGCGACCGACGTGATAGGATGTTCATATTGGAGATCAAGGAGAATATCATGACTCGAAGGAAACTCGAAGAGCTTCGAATGCTGGCCGACTGGCAGCTCGTTCAAATGGGCTATGATCCCATCGAAATCACCCTCGCCTGTCTGGCTCTGGAGGACTAAGCCATGTACATGACTTCTGAACGAATCGCCGAACTCCGCACGAAATACGGCGCCGCTGAGTCCAGCCGTCACAATCGTGAGCAGTCGATCGCCAGGATGGTGGTCAACCGAATTCTCCGGATGGGCTTCACCCTCCGTGTCGACGATGGCGAAGAGATGTACCCGGAAACGGACTCCTTTGATGCCGCCTGGGATGCATTGGGTGAGACCGACTCGGACCGCATCTATGTCTTCGACAAGGAGCCCGACAACGGAGCCCCTCGTCAAGTCGGCTGGGTTTTCCTGGTCTGGGGCAACGATGAGGACATCATCTCTGACTGGGGATGGGTCGTCCAGGGCGGCAAGAGTGCTGAAGACACGATGAACGCCATCTGCGACTCGGAGCTCCAGGACGCAGACAAGATCGATGTCATCCGTCGAATCGTCAAGGACGTCGCCAACTCTTACTTCGCCGAAGGCAAGATGGAAGTCGGCACCGCGGTTGGAACCCTCAACAGTCTCGAGGACCATTCGCTCATCACTCTGTACGAGGCTCTCAAGTCCGTCTAGAACAACCCCAGCGATCCTCTCTCCTCTCCTCCAGATCGCTGGGACGATGGCCCCAAGTCCAAGAAAAACGGACTTGGGGCCACTTTCGTGTTTACAGACACGACCGGTATGATAGGATCGGAGAGTCAAATAAGAGAGGTTCCCATGGCCTACAAACTGATTCGTGTCACGACTCCCGACCGTGGAACAGTCGACGTTCAGCGCTTCGACACCCAGGAGGGTTGGATTCGCTTCCAGCTTCGGTTCCGCCTAGTCGAGACGGACTTCGACGGCTGGCTCTCGATGCGCCAAGACGTTCCGCCGATGACCTTCGAGGAAATCGATACTAGCGTCTACAACGAGCTCTTCGAGCACCTCTACGGAGTGCCGGTGCGCTTCGATGGTTCATTCGAAGAGATTCTCTCGAGCGTCTTCTCTGAGCATGCCACGCCGCTGCAGAACGCGGACGCCGAGGACGACGCCATCGATAGCCTGGTCGAGTACATTACGGGGCTCGCTAACGGTCTTCCTGCGCGCGGTCTGATCACCGCTGACGACCTGTAGAAAAAGAATAGATAGAGGGATCGCATCAGGAGAATCGCATGCCCTACATCACTGTGAACCACAAACTGAAATGCCGCATTGGACACGGTCGGACCTACGCGTCAAAAGATAGCGCCCACGCTTATCTAAAGCAGCAAGGTCTGCACAACCATCCGAACATCTCCATCATGGACCATGATGAGGCCAAGCGCCAGAAGTACGACGGCGCCGATCAAAAGCTGGTCGCAAGAGACTAGCCTTCCACGCAGAAACCGAGAAAATTCAACGCCAGGTGCAGGGATGCCGGTGTGTCGTATAGACATACAATCCCTAAACCTGGCGTTGTGGTGTTTTGTTGTTTCTTTTGCCGACCGACATGTTAGGATAGGCTCAACAGATAAGGAGAGTCACATGAGAATCACGATGCCTGCCGGAACCTACTGGATCGGCGATCTGTGCTACGCGATGGACAGCCGATGGAATGAGGTCTGCGGACTCATCATCACCGGAAACGAGGTCGAAGACGGTGTCTTCACCCTCGCCGACGGAGTCGTCTTCGCCCAGCACGGCACCGCTTACGGAGACGGCGCCTATCGAGGCACCGACGGTTTCGACTACGGCGTCGACGCTGGTCTGATCGGGATGATCCTGGATGCGGACATCCTCGAAGAGGACAAGAACATCTCCTACAAGACCGGCGGTCGACTGACTACCTTCGAGAACGAGGTCACCTTCGAATACGAAGACGGGACGTTCACGTTCTCTGATGGTCGGACCGAGCTGGTCATTCGGACTGGCGCTGACCAAGAGGAAGACGACGACTACGATGACTGGTCCGGCTGGGCCGATGACGACACCGAAGAGAACGAGGACTGATCCACCTGCACTCGCGCACCAAAACGACAAAATAGTGGTTTACAACGCCGCTCGGTGTGATAGGATCGGAGAGTGAAGAAGAGGAGAACTACCATGGCCAAACTCAAACTTCCCCCGATCCAGTACTCCGCCGATGGTAAGATGGCACTTCAGCCCACGTTCAGCCAGCGCCTCGACCCCAGTGAAATCTGGTGGAATCTGCTCATCAAGTCGCCCAAACACGGCGGCTGGGTCACGGTCCAAGGCGGAACCAACGGCCACTGGATGACGGATCTCGGCTTCAACCCCAACGCGAGGGCCTAGACCCATGAAAAAGTGGAGCAGCAAAGTTCCTGTGCGCGATGACTTCGGCTACCCGATCGTCGGCACATTCATCGACGGTCGGACGAGGATGGGCCCGTGGGCCATCATGTCGCTCTCGACCTTCAATGAACATGGAGTCGGTCTCGGTCTCGGCAAGGGACAAAAGTACCGGCTGAACCTCGACACTGGCGATTGGGAGCTGGTGGTCGACTGAGACCGCGAAATAGTTGTTTACAACCCTTCCTCTTCGTGATAGGATCTGATAGTCACGAAGAGGAGAGACGCCCATGACCACCACCCAAGCGAAGGCCATCGAGGCGCAAGGCGCTCAAGCCTACCGCAATGGCCAATCGGACTCTGCCAACCCCTATGTCGGAAAGGATGACGAGAAGTCGTGCTGCTGGTACGATGGCTGGGAACGTGAAGCCCGTAAAGACCGATGACGCCAGGTGCAGGGAACCGGAGACAGTGCATGTCTCTACAATTCATGACATCGGCTTCCTGTCCGAACTTTCTTTCGACGGCCGCTAAAAAGTCGTTTACGCGGCCTCCCGTCGTGATAGGATCTGCATAACAGAGGAGAGTCACATGTTCGTTTTCGAATCCGCCAAATTCCACACCATCGAGACCACGGACGCCCTGGTCTATGGTGACCTCGATTCCGAAGACCTCAAGCTGGTCGCCATGCCGGAGTCCGACGAAGAGGCGCTGGAGATCATCCAGTTCCTGGTCGGCTCCAGCACCGAGTCGTTCTTCGATCTTGTCGACAGCTTCTACGGCGAACCGACTCGGTCGGTCGCGTGCCGTCAAGCCCTCCGTTCGCTGGGGTTCCAATGATCCGCCGGTTTCTCGACGCACTTCACGTCCTCATCCATGGGCGTCCCAACGAGTTCCACTTCGGTCAGGGCAAAGTCATGTACGCAGCCGGCGTCAAAGACGGCAAGCCGTTCTTGGTCTTCTCGAGCCGGTACCACGGACCGGTCGGAGAATCTGGACGCATCCGAGTTCGACGTGGAGACACTATCCTATGGTTGGACCCTAAGGTACCCCTGGACACCGTGGATCGCTTCACGAAAGCAGTTGAAGAGCTCATTGAGAACGTAGAATACCAATGAACACCGACAATCTGGGTAAAGTCCTCGCCAGCATCGAGGACCGTTCCAATCTGTTCAGTATGAGTTCGAACGGCATCTGCATCATGGGCCATGCCCGACGTCTTATCGATCGTAACGCCAATTGGGTCTCGACTTCCGAAGTGCTGGAATGGCTCGGTCTGACCGAAGATCAGTACCGCGAGATCTCGTACTGGGAATCGCTGTGTTCTATGGATGTTCCGATACCCGACCGTCAGCAGGCGATCCACTACCTCAAGGTGCTGATCGACGGCGGTAACTTCCGTACCTGGGCCCACGTCCTCTACCCCGACGCGTAGGCGCCTCTCCCTTCACGTGAAAAATAATGCACGGAGACTGTTTACATCCCCTCTCCGTGTGTTAGGATGTTCATATTGGAGAAGGAGAGAGCCCAATGATCAAAGTCAAAAACACCGATAAGCCTTTCGCCAAGAACGTGATGGTCGCCTCCAGCTTCCACCACAAGGACAACGGTCAAGCGCCGGATTTCTGCGCCATGCTGGTCCAGCAGGCGATCACGGCTCTCCGCGAACATCTCTCTTTCCCTGAAGACATCACGGTCCGTCTCTGCCGAATTCGCACCCGTGGAGAACAGGGAAACCACCGTATCATGCACGGTAAGCATGTGATCGAGATCGACATCAGGCGAGCGCAAAAAGCCGCCGCTCTCCATGGCGGTCATATCTCGATCTTGACCACCCTGTGCCACGAGCTGGTCCACGCCGAACAGCACCACGAGGGTCGGCTGGATATCCAGTACGAGAGGACCGGCACGAGCAAGAACGGATTCCCCACGTACGAGTGGGTCCGTCGCTGGAACGGTGAAGTCCACCAAGCGCCGAGCGCCGCCTATTCGGGATTCGGCACCGCCTATCGCGAGCTGCCTTGGGAAGCCGAAGCCTTCGGTCGTCAGAACGAGCTGTTCCAACTGATCTGGGCGCAGATGCCCACCACACTTTAGCAGTTTACAACGCCGATCGGCGTGATAGGATCAGACAGTCAGATAGAGGAGAGACCTAGATGGCCTACACCCTGCATAATTCTTCGGTGTTCTACGGCGCCAGTATCTACCCGATGCACTTCGGCGATACCAACGAGCACGTCAAGACGGTGCTCAGGGCCGAGGATCCGCCCAAGGAGGCCATTCTCGAAGAGATCACCCGCCACATCGGTGCTCTGAGCTACCGTGAGGTCGAGGCCCGTGCCAAGTTCGAACACCAGCCCGCCTGCATGAACGAGGAGGGTCGCGAGATCGTTCCCGAGCTGTTCATCTGCCGCGGCAATGGTTTCTCGGTCGTCTGGAAGAAGGAGGCGTAGAGCCATGAAACAGCAAGAGACCTTCGAGTTCGTAGCTCGACACCTGTTCGCCCAAGGACACAAAGCTGTCGGAGGACGGAGTGAGAGGTGTATGTACCGAGGCGCCGACGGTTCTACGTGCGCTGTCGGATGCCTGATTCCCGATGACGACTACAGCACGGACATGGAGATGCTGACCGCGGCCGCCTTGGTCAGGCGGTTCGGCAATCAGCTTCCGTCGTTCATGAAGCGTCAAGTCAGGTTGCTCGGCGATCTTCAATCCGTTCACGACGCTGGACTGACGCCCTTCACCACCGAATATCTTCGTGAAGCGCTGAGGCACGTTGGTTCGAGCCATAACCTGAAGACTAAGTTCCTTGACAGCCTGGAGGTCACGCGCTGAAGCCGCCGCATCTCTGTCAACAGACGATCTTCTCTATCCCCATTCAGGGACAAGCTCACGAGGTCCGCCCAGTCGACGGTGAGCTCTGGTACGACGAACCAGGACTCTCTCATGGTCTCGTCCACCTCGCAGACCCAGTAACCGGCCGCAAGGCCGGCTTCTGCGGCACCTCCTACTTCGACAAGACTGCCGTCCACGTACAGTCCCTCCCACCCAAGAGCTTCGCGCAACTGGTCACCGAGATCACCACCCTCTTCCCGGAAGAGAACCAACAAATCCTTAAAATCTTCCTAGAAGTAGACCTCAGTAGAAAGCAGGTAGAAACCCTCGCTAGTCGTCTTCATATCTTTCTGTAAGCTGTAAAGCCTCACACCATGACTGGTAGGCACGACACCGATACTCTAAATGAATCGTCCACGAGTACCGAGACTGACTATGGCCGTCGTATTAGGCTCCTCAATGGGACTCAGGAAGAAGTGAACCGAGCACTGCAGGAGATCCGTCTCTTGCCACCTGAGTACCACGTCTCTTACATGTATCCACACGTCCTAAAGATCACCTGCAACGATCCCTTGATTGCTGAACTTTACTGACAACCAGAAAGAGAACCGGGTACCATTTCGCCGAATCAATGGGTTTTCAATCAACCGTTGCCCTCACCTCGCGTTGGGGCTAGGGCCCTCGCGCCCATCACCTCCACCGACCAGCGCCTCACCAACCACCGAAGGACACCATGCTCCCCGAGACCACCGAGAGCCCCTCATTGCCCCGGCGAGTGACCCACCGCCAACAGCCCCCGCAACAACACCAGAGTG